ACCTCAGAGTGTAGATTGGAGTAATGCAGCCAATGTTAGAATCGGCTCGATGTACGATGGTACTGCTAGTGGATTCTACGATGGAGAATTGTCAGACTTCCAAATATACAATACTGTTTGGACACAAGCCGATGTAACCTTTGACTACGATAATCCTCAGCACCTTGTAACAGATAGAGCTGCTTCGAGTATTGCCTTATCTAATCTAAAAGGTTATTGGCACTTGAGCGAGGGTGATGGTGCGATTAACTACGATAGTTCGGGAGAGGACAACGATGGTACTATAAGTGGTGCAACTTGGTCGCTTAGACAAGCTACTATACCTCAACTTGGTTTGATGGATTGGAGTAAGCCAACGATAGGCTCAGATGTGGTTACTTTAATATCAGACCCTAACGACCCATCAGAAGACATCTTAGGTAACGATGTTCGACTTAGAGAGCATAGTTTAAATTTAGATGGAAGTGGTTATGCAAAGGTAGATTCTGATAGTAGTTTAGATATTACTAATTATTCTATTGATGGATGGATTTATAATACAAATAATACAGTTAATTGGGAAACTATCCTCGTTAAACATACACAAAATAATTTTCAAATACTTGTAGAAAATTCTAATCTTACATATTATAGTGAGGTGGCAAGTGGTGGTTCTGGTACTAAAACATTAGCTAGTGTTTCTCTTAATGCTTGGACTTACTTTTGTATAACTGAAAGTAGTGGTACTTTAAAGTGCTACATTAATGATGATTCAACTCCAAAATTTGATGAATCAGTGAATCCAAGATTCGCTACTTCAGGACATATATATATAGGCTCTAAGGGGATAGGCGATTATTCAAATGCTCTTATAGATGATATTAGAGTATATAATGGTGTTTTATCAGCAGACGAAGTAGAGCAAAACTACAAAGCAGGATTAAACCAACATAAAACAGGAAGTTCATTTAGCGATGATTTCTCAAGTGATTACGGATTTTAAATAAATAGAAATGGCAAAACGAGATTATAAAAGTTCAACATTAAGAAACGGATATAAATCCTTAGTAGGAACAAACAGAGATACTAAAGTTTCTGTTGCTTCTAGTGATAAACGAACTAGAGCTGAGTTGCTTGATTCAATAGAGGACTTGTTTCAAGGTGGAACAAACACTATCACTCCTGAAGATTTACGGGCAGTATTAACTATGATAGTATTATCTAACAAAAACTCAAGTGATGATAGGTAAATTTATTTGTTTAAATGAGCAGACTTATAACTCAGATATACCAGTTGAGCTTGTTGGTAGATATGCAAGAGTAGAGAAAGATGAGGAAGGTGTTTTAGTTGATGTTTTGCCAACTACATTTGCTGAAGTTGGAGAGGATAACAAAACTGCATACGGATTGGTTGTAGAATTAACTATAAACGATGCTAAGTTTTATGTGATGGAATTAGAGGCAAGTTGGTTAAATGGAGAAGTTTCTGCATTGATTGATTTAGGCGAAGGATTGAGCTATCCAAACAACACTCTCTTAACAAAAGAAGAAGCAAAGAGTTTAATTAAAGCAAATCAGAATGATTTACATTGATAAGGTAAAGGATTTTTATGTTATAACTTACTTAGTAGGGGATAAGGTACAACTTCAAACACATAGACAAGAAGAAAAGGATGCTAAAGCCTATGCTAAAGCATTAGGAAAGAAACACAAAGTTAAAGTAAATGCTAAAGCTAACTCCAAGTCAGAGTAATACGGTTTATTTATCGTTGTTTGAAAATTCAACTGATGCGATAAGTAACTATTATTTGGTAGTCATGACTAATCTTCAAACTAGAGAAAGTGAAGAAAAGGTTGTTACTAAGGTTTCGGTTAATGAGAGAGCAGTCAAACTATCTTTCAATGTAGATACTGGCTCTGAGCCAAAGTTTACTATGCAAGATGTTAGTTTTTATCGGTATGATGTATATGAACAAACAAGTTCATCAAATACAGATATAACTGATTCTAGTGTTCTCGGATTGAGAGAAACGGGTAAGGCTTGGGTAGGTGGAACGAGTGAAGTATCTTATATAAAACAAGCAGAAGCAGATAAGACAAACGATGTATATTTAAAGGTATGAGTTTTAAAGTAATAAATTTCAGTTCACAAGCAACTCCTAAAGCAGTCGAAAGTCCTGCTAAGGATTGGGTGTCTTATGGCGATAATAACGACTATTTTCAATATCTAATTGATAGGTATAACGGAAGTGCCGTAAATAACGCTATTATATCGAGTGTAAGCGACCAAATATTCGGGGAAGGGTTAAGTGCTACGGATAGCAATAGAAAGCCTTTAGACTTCGCTAAAATGCGTACCATATTTAAGGCAGAAGATTTACGAAGGGTAGCAGGAGATTTAAAATTGTTAGGTCAAGCTGCATTTAATATCGTTTGGAATAAGGGGAGAACGGAAATACTTAAAGCTAAACACATACCTATGCAAAACCTACGACCTGAGAAGGCAACGGAGGGCGAAATTAAGGCTTGGTATTACTCAGATAATTGGACTGAGATTAGAAAAGAAAGGTATAAGCCTAAAAGAGTAGAGGCTTTTGATGGATCAAGGGGAGAGGAAACTCAAATAATGGTTATCAAGCCATACGCAGCAGGATACTATTACTTTTCTCCTGTTGACTATGCAGGTGCTTTAAAATGGGCAGAGATAGATGAGGAAATAGGTACTTATCACTTGACTAATATACAGAATGGGTTTGCACCTAGCATGATGGTAAACTTTAATAATGGTTTACCTAGTGAAGATGAGCAGAGAGTTATAGAGAGAAAGGTAGAGCAGAAGTTACAAGGTACTGGAGGTAAGAAATTCCTACTTTCATTCAACGATAATTCAAGCACTGCAACAACGATTGAGAGCTTACCTATTTCGGAAGCATCAGAGCAATATAAATTCCTATCTGAAGAGGCAACTAAGAAGATTTTAGTAGGTCATAAGGTTACTTCTCCTATGTTATTCGGTATTAAAGACAGTACAGGTTTAGGTAATAACGCTGATGAGATTAAAACGGCTTCTCAGTTATGGGATAATACGGTAATAAAGCCAAAGCAAAACATTTTACTAGAAGCTATCAATCAAGTGTTAGCAGTAAATAACATTGTTTTAGATACTTACTTTAAAACCTTACAACCTATTGAGTTTATTGATACGGATGGCTTAGATGCAGAAGAAACAGAGAAAGAAACGGGTATTGATATGTGTCAAAACTTCTCAAAAGAAGATGAGAAGAACGATACTTTAGTTGCTTCTGAGTTGATTGGTTTAGGCGAAGAGTTAAGCGAGGAAGAATGGGAGTTAATAAGCGATGAAGATGCAGAAGAATACGAAGCACTAGAGCAGTATAAGTTTGTGAGTAGTGGAACGGCAAGACCTAACGCTAATAGTGAACAAGATGCTACTATTAACGGCTTTATGTACAAGATTCGTTATGCTTATGAACCATTAGCAGTAAGTTCAAATAGTAGAGCGTTCTGTCGTAAGATGGTAAATGCTCGCAAGCTATACAGAAAAGAAGATATTATCGCAATGGGCGAGAAGTCAGTTAATGCAGGTTGGGGTAAAGGTGGAGCTAATACCTACTCAATATGGAAATATAAAGGTGGGGGAGATTGTCATCATAAATGGAGAAGAAAAACATTTAAGAGCGTTATTAAAGTAGATGTTAAATCTCCACTTGCAAAGACAGTAAGCACAAATCAGGCAGATAAAGAAGGCTACAGAGTTCGTAATACTAAAGAGGTAGCGATGAAGCCTAAAGATATGACTAATAGAGGATTTATAAAGAAAAGATAATGGCATCACTATTTTGCAACGAAGATAAGTTAAAAAGTTCTACGGCTATAAATTACAATGTAGATACTGCTTTCTTGTTACCTTTTTTAAAGATAGCACAAGACAAGCACATGCAAGTTATTTTAGGAACTGATTTATATGAAAAGATTGAAAATGATATAGCAGGTGTTGATAGTGCATCACTTACTGGAGCATATAAAGTCTTAGTTGATGATTATATACAAGATGCTATTATTCACTACGCTTTGATTGAGGCTTTGCCGTTTATATCTTTTCAAATTAAGAACGGAACGGTTACACAAAAGAATAGCGAAAACGGAACGGCAGCATCTAAAGAGGATTTGAACTGGTTAATACAAAAGGAGAGAGATACGGCTGAGTTCTACGGGCAGCGAATCGTTGATTATTTATGCGACAATTCAAGTTCCTTTCCTGAATACACTTCTAATAGTGGTTCAGATTTATGCCCTATCTCAAGTGCATATAATATAGGTATAAGACTATGAAATATAGACCAAAGGCTAAGAATATAAAGAAGTTAAAATTATATTTAAGTAAGATAAAAAATGTATAAGGATATTATAGAAACGAATGTAATAAATACGGCAGCTATTGGAATAAGTTTTGCAGATATTAATAGCTTCTTAACGGCTATCGTATTAATTACGGCAGCACTTTATAACATTCAAAAGATAGCAAATGAAAAGAAAGGTTAAGCATTTCTCAGAAGATGAGTTTACTTGCAATGGAGTAGAATGTTACGACCTTATGAGTGATGATTTATTGATTAAGTTAGATGAGGCTCGCACAATAGCAGGCATTCCTTTTATAATCAACTCAAGTTGGAGAGATAAAGCAACAAATGAGCGAGTAGGTGGTAAACCTAACTCAGCACATACAAGAGGAAACGCAGTAGATATTCATTGCAATAACTCACAAAATAGATTTACTATAATTGATGCTTGTATTACGGCAGGTTTTACAAGAATAGGAATAGCAAAAACTTTTATTCATGTAGATGTAGATGAGGATCTACCTAATTGCGTAACTTGGCTTTATTAATATGAATGGATTTGAAATCGGATTAGGTGTTTATACCGGAATACTTGTCGGCATTTGGTCAGATAAGTTTGAAGATGGGCATAAGCATTGTATATATTTACCTTTTATTTTTATTGAATTAAATACTTATTATGATTGATTTTATTGCACAAAATTGGGGAGAGTTACTTATCGGTTTAATGGCTTTCGGAAAGATAGTTGTAAACCTAACTCCAACAGAGAATGATAATGCCGTATTCGGTAAAATTGACTCTTTAATTAACTACTTCATCAAAGACAAAACTAATGCCAATTAATCCTGCTTTTGCAAAAGGTATTTTAGCAATTATACCTGAAATGTTTAAAGACACTAAAGGCAAATGGAGTAGCAAGAGGACGGTAAGTGGTGTTCTTGCTATTGCAACAGTTACGCAAATTGAAGCTAATGGTATAGATACTAACACTTTATTGTTAGCATTTATATCAATCCTACCTTTATGCTTCTCTGTATTTGAAAAATAATTTTTATATCTTAGTCGAAACAAAAATAAGGCTATGAGAAAGAATAATCGTTTTAGGCTTAAAGCTGAAGAGATTGAATTAATCAAAAAGCACCGAGCCAGTACCCTAGACAATTTTAATGACAATACTGCTTTAGATATGCACCTAAAAGATAGGGGTATAGATAAGAAAGATGTTGTATCTGTTAAGCATTGGCAAAATATGGGAGGGGAACTTCGCTTTTCTGTTGTTACTAAGGAGGGAAAAGGTATTGATGAGGATGGTATCTTCAAAAGGCTGAACACTTTTATAAGTGAACACGCACCAACCTACCCAAAGGTGAAACATAAAGCAGGGAGGCACTTGCTTGTTATCAATCCTGCTGATATTCACATTGGCAAATACGCTAATAGTGAAGAAACAGGAGAAGAGTACAACATACCTATTGCCGTTTCACGAGTTATAGAGGGTGTGCAAGGTCTTATTGATAAATCTAAAGGCTTTGACATTGATAGAGTTTTATTCTGCATTGGAAACGATATTTTACACGTTGATAATGTTTATAATACCACTACAAAAGGAACGCCTCAGGACTGCGATGGTAAATGGTGGGAACATTATGAGATAGCTTTGCAGTTATATGTTAAATGTGTGGAGATGCTCAGAGAAATAGCACCAGTTGATTGCGTACACTCTATGAGCAACCACGACTATCAAAGTGGCTTTCATTTAGCACACGCTTTAAAGAGTTGGTTTAGGCTTACCGATGATGTATCAGTTGATGCAGGCGTTAGTCATAGGAAGTATTACAAGTATGGTGCTAATCTTATAGGCTTAGAGCATGGTGATGGTGCGAAGATGGACAACCTACCTATGTTGATGGCACATGAAAAGCCACAAGAATGGGCTGAGAGCAAGTTTAGGTATTGGTATCTTCACCACTTACATCACAAGGTTAAGTATAAGTGGAGAGATGCTAAAGATTTCATAGGTGTTACAGTTGAATATCTAAGAAGTCCAAGCTCGGCAGATAGTTGGCACTCTCGAAAAGGGTTTACCGGATCACCTAAAGCCGTAGAGGGCTTTGTTCATGAGTTTGATAAAGGGCAAGTCGCTAGAATTACACATTTTTTTTAAATAATATCTAACTGATTATCAAAGACTTATAGAAATATAGGTCTTTTTTTTTGCTTTATTCTTAAAATTATTTTCATATTAAATATATTTGTTTTATATTTGAAGTATCAAAAGCAATAAAGCTAACTAAACAACTAGAAATTATGAACAAAGCAGAAGCATACAACAATTTAATTGGCATCATTGAAAAATGGGAAGCAGTTTGTCATGAAGAAATACAAATGTCTATTGATGTAAATATGCCTGATAACATTGATAAGATAATAGCTCGTAAAAGAGAAGCAAGGTTAAAGCAGGTGC